TAGCATTCTCTCTGAGCAAGTTGCTCTTGAGATTGACCGCGAGATTCTTGCGGATCTGGTCAACGGTGCAACCGCTCAAACCTACTACTGGGCTCGTGCCCCGGGTCTCTTCGTGAACCGGGTAACTGGCGCTGAAATCGGTGCGGCTTCTGCTGCTCCCGACTTCACCGGTACGGTAAGTGAGTGGTATGAGACTCTCATTGAAACTATCAATGATGTCTCTGCACAGATCCATCGCAAGACATTGCGTGGTGGTGCTAACTTCATCGTCTGCGGACCTGAAGTTGCCAACATCCTTGAGTTCACGGCTGGTTTCCGTGCCTCTGTTACGGCAGATGATGAAACTGGTTCTGTGGGCGCCGTCAAGGTTGGATCTCTTTCCAAGAAGTTTGATGTCATTGTTGACCCATACTTCCTGCGAAACGTGGTCCTCGTTGGTCGTCGCGGATCCTCTTTCCTTGAAAGCGGATATGTGTATGCACCGTATGTGCCGCTACAAACTACACCCACAATCTTCGGACCGGAAGATTTCGTGCCCCGTAAGGGAGTCATGACGCGTTATGCGAAGAAGATGGTCCGTCCTGATATGTATGGTCTAGTTATCGTACGTGGTCTGAATGGTGAAGCAGGCGCTACTTCCTAATAGATAAACATTTGTTACATATTAGGTAAAAAGCACGGCTAAACGTGACACAGAAAGCCCCCGCCTTGAAAAAGGCGGGGGTCTTCTTTATGTGGAAAACTATTTATGTGTGAGGCAGGAGTACATCTTTTGTCTCACCTAAATTATAAACACATAAATGGAGGGTTTTAAATTATGGGAACCAAAAGAGTAGGTTGGGCACGAATTCGTAGCCTGATTAACGAAAATGCAAATCAAATTCACCGCAAGGTGGATGCGATCAAGACGGTAACTTCGGATACCACGTTATCGGCCGCTGATAGCGGCAAGATTATCATGATGGGGCAAAATGGAGTAGACATCACACTACCCGCCGCCACCGCTGGAATGAATTTCACCGTCATTCAGTACCAAGACTATGTTACAGCTGTCTGCACAGTTGTTGCAGCAGCCGGAGACTTCATGGCAGGCGCCGTTGGTGGTCCTAGTGCCGCGGCCCAAAACTTGGCTGATGGTAGTAGTAATCTGACAGCTACATGGGGTACTGCTACACTGATGGGTGATCGACTTCACCTTGTGTCAGATGGTACTTACTGGTATGTAAGCGGAACCGCCGCCGCTGGCGGTGCTAACGGTATCGCATTTAGCTAATAACTTAGTTAATAAATTTTTTGCTATGCATTAAATTGTCCCCCCTTCCCTTTTGGGTTGGGGGGTTTTTCTTGAAAACGTCGATCTGCCAAATTTTTTTCGCCTCCAATTTTTTGAGATTTTCGTTTTTGAGGTTTTAAAACTACTTACATTAAAGGAGACCCCACTATGAACCCCCGTAGAAGATTGATGTTTAAAAACAAAGCGCGCAACCAGACCAACACCCCCGTTGAGGTGATTGTCGCCCCTATCGTGACGCCCGATGTAGTCGAAGAAGTGATTGCGCCGGAAACGACTCTTGATGAGGTGGCTGTTGCTGCTGTGAAAGAGGCCGTAGCCGCGAAGACTGTTGCCAAGACCACCACAATCAAGAAGAAAAGAAAAACTTTAAAAAGCGCGACAACTAAGAAAAAGTAACAATTTTGCTGGTTAATTAAACCGAAGGCTCACATAGGGCTGAGCTTCGTGTTTTAGAAACTATTTATTCTTAGGAGGGCTTTTGGGTGCCTACGTCACTTAATCCAAAATCAGAAACTAGCACTGTTATCTTAACAAGCACCGGCAGCGCCGGCAAGGTAGCAGCCGCGGTACCATTTGGTATATATACCGGCTCTAACGAGTTCTTGAGCGGCGCCGCCACCCAGGTAGCCTATACCTACAAGAAGCTCGGTGGCGACGTGGTAGATATCGAACTTACACCCGCGAATGTGTACGCTGCGTACGAAGAGGCGGTGCTAGAATATTCCTATATTCTGAACTTGCATCAGAGTAAAAACATGCTCTCAGATGCGTTGGGAAACACTACCGGCACGTTCAATCATCAAGGGGAGGCGATCACCGGACCCTCGGGTAGCAACTTGCGCTTTACGCGCTATCAGATGACCTATGCTAAGCGTGTAGGCGACGGCGCCGCAGCAGCAGGCGGCTTTGGGGGAACAATCCCCGAATATTCAGCGTCTTTCAAGCCCAAAGCAAAACAACAAGATTACGATATTCAGGCGATTATTAACAGTGCGAGTGCGGCGGGACATGACGACCGTGGGCGCCCAGTCCCATATTCTGGCTCTGTAGATGGTAAGCGCGTCTATGTGACGAAGGTGTTTTACCAGTCTCCGCGAGCCATGTGGCGCTTTTATGGCTATTATGGGGGCTTTGGGGTTGTAGGCAATATGTCCACCTACGGACAGTACTCGGACGATTCCACATTTGAGGTTATTCCCACATGGCAGAACAAACTTCAGGCCATGATGTATGAGGACAACATCATGACGCGCACTTCGAATTACGCTTATGAGCTAATCGATAATAAGTTGCGCCTGTTCCCTGCGCCCGGTCACTGGGATATTGCGGATATAGATCAGATGTGGGTGAGGTTTTATGTGAAGCCCGAGGCGTGGGAGACGAATTCACGCATGGCTGATGGCACAGAGGGGGTTAATAACGCGAATACACTCCCCTTTGACAATCTGCCCTACAAAAACATCAATGCGATAGGTAAACAGTGGATTAGAAAATACTGTTTGGCTTTGTGTAAGGAAATGTTGGGTCAAATTCGCGGTAAGTTCACCACGATGCCCATTCCGGGCGACAGCGTAACTCTAAACCACAGTGAACTTCTCTCACAAGCAAAAGAGGAGCAAACAAGCCTCAAAGACAAGCTAGTGGAGATGCTTAAGGAGATGGAGTACGTCGCACTAGTGAAGCAGGATAGTGAAAAGAGCGAGGCAGCGGCCACTACCTTCAAGAACGTTCCGTTGCCCATATTTGTGGGGTAATGTGAATGGCAGACGAATGGAACAGACCTAAAAATCCCCCACCACCGTTATTTTTTGGAGAAAAAGAGCGAAATCTGGTAAAACAGGTCAATGACGAATTAATTGAAAAAGTCATTGGACAGCAAATCCTCTATTATCCCATTGATATCGAAAGAACGGACTTTCACGAGCTTTACGGCGAAGCCATCGATAAAACGTACCTCCCACCGGTGCGCGTGTTTGCGCTCGTAGAGTTTACCGACTATTCTACTGAATACATGTCCAATATGGCAATCGACAAGACTTGGGAGATTAATGTTCATTTTCACAAGCGCCGCCTTGAAGAAGATCAAGACTTATACGTACGTGAAGGTGATTTTGTGCTGTATGGGACTTATTACTATGAGATAGTTAAACTACAAGAGCAGAAAAAGCTGTTTGGACAAGTCCAGCATGGCTTTGAGATTTCTGCTAGATGCCGCCGAGCAAGGAAGGGGCTATTCGATGCTACCTGATGATTTTGATTTTGCAATGCTGCCCTCAGACTTTAAAAAGGGTACCCTTAAGGAAATAGGGATGCTGGGATCCAGCATCGAGAGCATTGACATGGCCATCATGTCATGGGTGAAGAAAGACCTCAACCTAAGCGCCCGCACCAACGAGGGTTATGTGCAAGTACCAGTCCTCTGGGAAGCGCCAGAGAGGTCTTACCAGATAAAGCATGAGAAGTCCCTTAGAGACGACGGGGGAGCGCTTAAACTGCCACTTCTGAGTGTTGAGAGGACAGGCATAGCCAAGGATCCTGCGCGCAAAGGATCGTTCCAAGCCAATCTATATTCGCATAACAAGAACGGTCGTTCGGGACGCATGGTGATAGCCAAGCGTATCGTGCAGGACAAGACGCGCAATTTTGCTGTGGCTGCAGCGATGCGAGCGCTCCCGGCAAGCGGACAGAACCAAAAATACTATCCTCGTGTCAACAGCAAGGTGGTTATCCAGTCCCTATCTATTCCAATTCCCGTATATATTAATGTGGAGTATAAGATCGTTATTAAAACAGAATATCAGGAACAGATGAACAGCCTAATTCAGCCATTTATGGCGAGGACCGGACAAATTAACGCATTTACAATGAAACGCAATGGACACTCTTACGAAGCATTCATCAATCAAGACTTCACTCATTCTAATAATATCGGAGACTTACAGGAAGATATGCGCATGTATACCAGCGAAATAGGCATTCGAGTGCTGGGGTACATAATAGGAGAGGGCGAGAATGATGATCGGCCCATTGTAAAGGTGGAGGAAAACACCGTCGAAGTCACATTTCCTAGAGAAGTTGCACCAGTTCCGGGTAATGAGGGCTTTTTTGAAGATTAGTTCGGGAAGTAAAATGGATTTTATTAAATCCCTTCAAGACTTTTGGACTTGAAAATACTATTTACCAATGATTGACAATCACTCAAATTAGTTTACAAGAGGGAAGGGACCAAAAAGATGTCGATAAAGAATTTTAAGTTTGTATCTCCGGGAGTTTTCATCAATGAGATCGATAACTCCTTTATACCCAGGACGGCACCGCCTATTGGACCAGTCGTTATTGGACGCGCCCGACGCGGGCTAGCGATGACACCCGTTAAGGTGGATTCCTATTCGAAGTTTGTCGAAATGTTCGGCGACACGGTGGCCGGCGGAGGCCAAAGCGATATTTACCGCGAGGGTAACTATATGTCTCCCATGTATGGTGGGTACGCTGCTAAAGCATTCCTACGTGCTGCCGTTGCACCCGTTACTTACGTGCGACTCCTCGGACAACAGACTGATGCAGGTCGTACCGCAGGCGGCGCAGCCTCTGCAGGCTGGGCCACAACGAATACTGGACCAACGGACGCCATGGGGACTACCGGCGGCGCATGGGGACTCTGGGTCTTTCCGTCAGCTTCAGCCGCTAATGATGGCGCCATCATTTCAGGTAGCGCCGCTACAGCGTCGCTCGCAGCTGTCATTTATACACAGAACGGCATACCTCTTCTTTCCGGAAGCCTGTATGGGACTGGTTCGGGGGGCGCGTATGATTCCGATGGACTTGCAGGAACGCAGGGTGTCCAAGGAGTCAACACGATGATCCAATGTGATTCCCAGGGACTCTTTACTCTGGTTTATAGTGCTTCGTCCGTTAGCAAGAAGATTAAGTTCAACCTGAACGACTCTTCTGAGAATTATGCGCGCAAGAAGCTTAATACCAACCCTCAATTGGCAACGGCGGGTAATTTCTATCCCAGTGCCACGGAGGTTAACTACTTCTTGGGTGAGACCTTCGATCAAGACCTTCTCGAAAGAAGCTTATCTACTAGTACAACCCTGGTAGGAATGATTACTGCCCTTGGTTACTCGGGCTCCTCTGGTGTAGATACCGAAAACACACCGGCGCAAATGAAACAAGTGGCATCCACGGAAGCGCGCACAAGCTGGATCATTGGGCAAGATCTTGGAGCCGCTACTTCTTATTACGCTCCCAACATGCAAAAACTATTCCGTTTAGTTGGGCGCGGACATGGCGAGTGGCTCATGGACAACGTTAAAATTTCAATTAGCAATGTCCGCCAATCGAATAATTCCACCAGTGATTATGGTACCTTCTCGATCCTTATTCGTGACATAAATGACTCAGATAACGATGTTGTTATCCTTGAGCGCTACGACGAGTGCAGCCTAAACCCGGCTAGCCCCAACTTTGTGGCTCGAAAGGTTGGTGATATGTATGTGACTTGGGACTCTAAGGAGAAAAGATTACGCAGATATGGCGAATACGACAACCAATCTAAGTTTGTTTATATTCAAATGAACGCCGACGTGGAAGCCGGCGCCATCGATGCGGTCACCGTTCCCTTCGGATACTTTGGACCACCCAAGCTTCTTGATGTTTCAGGGGCGACAAACCGACGCGTGACGAATCCGGCGACCGGACATGACGTCAGTCTTTCTACTCATTCTATAAGCGGGACTTACGTGGTATTTGCCGGCTCTGGTTCAACATTTGGAGCAAACGGCTATGGCGCCCCGGGATATTCTATCCCCAATACCGGATCTTGGACGCAGGGCGGGCCGTACAAGACATCACTTCTCATGGGAAGTGGCGTTATCGACACCCTTGCTCTTAGAATGGAATTCCCGAAGGCACGTATTAGATACTCAGCCTCCGCCGGCGGACTGACCGATCCTAGAAATGCCTACTTTGGTATGCAAACGGCTCGCGGTACTAACAGCACGATTTCAACCCCTGGAATCGGAGAGATGCACCGGATGTGGTCCAAAAACTGGCCAGATGATCCGACCGCCGCGGCCACTGCGGCTGAAATTGGTGATCGCGGTTACGTTGGGTGGGGATATGTTTTCTCTTTAGATGAAATAATCTCTGGTTCCACGGGTATATACTATTATGCTTCTGGATCTCGCGCGCGAGAACAATCTGCCACAACGGGTAGCTGGAAGGATGTCTTGGACGCCGGATACAACAAGTTTACACTACCTCTTTGGGGAGCATTCGATGGCTTAAACATCATGAAGCCCGATCCGCTCTATAACCAGGGAATGGATCCCGGCTCATCCACAGAAGACAACAGTTATATCTTCCATACCTGGGCGCGCGCAATGGACACCGTTGCTGATCCCGAAGCCATCGACATGAATATGCTTGTGGCGCCGGGACTTACAAACGATCAATTAACCGAGAAGGCTATGGATGTTTGTTCTGCTCGCGGCGATGCGATGGCTCTGATTGACTTGGCGAATGTGTACTTGCCAAGTCACGAAATCTATAAAGCCAACAAAGCAGACCGTCTTGCCTCAACTCCAACTCAAGCAGCCACCGCGCTGCGAGATCGCAAACTTGATACAAGCTACGGTGCAACTTTCTACCCATGGGTTCAGACTCGTGACGAGGGTACCGGAAAACTTCTCTGGATCCCACCAAGCGTGGCCATGATGGGTGTTCTTGCTAGTTCTGAGAAGAAGTCGCAACTGTGGTTCGCACCAGCGGGCTTTAACAGGGGCGGTCTCACCGAGGGCGCCGCAGGAATTCCAGTGATAAATGTAACGGAGCGTCTCACCTCTAAGGATCGCGACACTCTTTACGAAGCACGAATCAATCCGATTGCTTCCTTCCCATCCACTGGAATCGTGGTATTCGGACAGAAGACGCTTCAAGAGCGCCAGTCAGCGCTGGACAGAATCAATGTCCGACGGTTGGTAATCTACTTGAAGAAGCAGATTTCCATTATCTCTTCGAAGATTCTATTCGAACAGAACGTACAGGCTACATGGAACCGGTTCCGCGCTTTGGTTGAGCCGTTCCTGGCGAACGTCAAAGTTACCTTCGGTATCACCGATTACAGGCTGATTCTTGACGAGTCGACCACCACCCCTGACCTTATTGATCAGAACATCATGTATGCGAAGATTATGGTCAAGCCCGCACGGGCAATTGAGTTTATCGCGATTGACTTCGTGATTGCATCCACTGGAGCGTCATTCGACGACT